TTGGCAAATGATTCGCAGATATACAAAGATGTAAAAGAAGGTGTAGATGTACACTCATACACAGCATCTGTGATTGGTTGTGATAGACAGACAGCAAAAGCAGATACATTCAAACCATTGTATGGTGGCACTACAGGCACACCTGAACAACAAAAATATTACAGAGCCTTTAAGAAAAAGTATGAAGGTGTGACAGATTGGCATGAAGACCTGCAGAAAGAAGCTGTGCAAACAAAACAAATCATATTACCATCTGGTCGCAGATATTGTTTCCCGGATACACAATGGACAAAGTGGGGTACTGCAACAAACAGAACTGCCATCTGTAATTACCCTGTTCAAGGATTTGCAACGGCTGATATTTTGCCCTGTTGTTTGGTTGATTTGGAGAAAAGATTAAGACCATACAAGTCTCTTATTTGTAATACTGTACATGACTCGATTGTAATTGATTGTCATCCAGATGAAGAAGAACAAGTTGTAGCAATTTTAAAGTTTTCTATGTTGGGTGTTGCAGCCGATCTTAAAAAACGTTACAAAATCAACTACTTAATGCCTGTAGAAATTGAAATAAAAAAAGGTGAGAATTGGCTTGACACCAACGTGGTCTATCCAGTAGAATGAATTTATCGTTAACTTTCTTTTATAGGAGAAATTAAAATAAATAATTTAGCAACAATAAATGACCAATTTGATAAGATGGTCGTAGCACTAGAGAATGATGATGATCAAGCTCTGATGCAACTAACAGGTCAGGATGATGGACAAGTCAAAAGTGAGTTGTCCAAACTGGCTATTAATTACGAAACCGAAACTGATACTGGACAAACTCTAAAAAAGGGTGATTGGAGAGTCTGGTGTGATGGACGATATTTATATGCCCCAGAGGTTAAATTACGTGTATTTATGAGATCGTTCATGTGGTCGCTTTTTGATGCAGATGAGGGGAAACCTATTTGTAATTCTGTTCAGAAAGCAAGTCTGTCTGGAGACTTTGCAGACACGATAGGTGGCAACAAGTGTGGTCGTCTAGCGAAAGAAGAAGCAGAAACTCTACCAGATGATGATCCTCGATTGATTACATCAAAAGCAGTCACGTGTAATCAAGTTATTTACGGAGTATTATCTGGCAAGATGAAAGATGCTGATGGCAATGATGTAGAATTAGACAATCTACCCATTGTCAGTTACTTTAAAAAGTCTGGGTTTATGCCAATCAACAACTTTATAAATGGCTTAAACAAACAGAAAAAAATCATGCAAAGAATTTGGATTGATTTAAAAACGTCTAAAATGAAGAAAGGTTCAGTTACGTTTTTTGTACCTGTACCAACTGAAGGTAAGTCTTTGACTTCTCTATCCGATGAGGATAAAACTTTAATAAGAATGTTCAAAGATACCATTGATGCTGCAAATGCTAACGTTATAAAGCAATACAACGAAGCTTTGAAAGGTGATGTGTCTGAAGAGGATTCAGACCTTTCAAAAGACTTCGATGCTGTTGCTAGTTAGTATACAGGAGTTTTTAGACAAAGCTGGTCAGGGAGAAGTTGAACTCCCTGATCATCTTATCCAAGAGTTCAAAGATTCTTGCGAAACTGCAATAAAGAAACAGTTTAGTAAACGAGAAGGTGCTAAACTAAGAATGTCTGGTATAGGCAGACCTGTCTGTCAACAGATACTCAGTATGCAAGACTGTCCCAAAGAGAGTTCCTACAACGATATAATGCGTTTCCTGTTCGGTGATTTGATCGAAGCAGTTGCTATGCTTGTCATTAAAGCTGCAGGAATAAAAGTTGTGGGTGAACAAAAGCCATGTTCTATTGTGTTGGATAAAGAAAACATAAAAGGAACATTAGATGTTATTTTAGATGAAGATGGAACAAAAAAAGTCTGGGACATTAAATCAGCATCCCCTTTTTCTTTTGATCAAAAATTTAAAAACGGATATGATAAGATAAAAGAAGATGATCCGTTTGGATACATAGTGCAAGGACATCTGTATGGCGAAGCAAACAACATGCCGTTTGGTGGTTGGATTGTAATTAATAAGTCCACAGGTGAATGGGCTGTTGTCGATGCTCCAGAAGATATAGGTGAAAGAAAAAGAGTTTTGCAACACGCTGATAACATTGTTAAAGTTGTTAAGAGAGCAGACTTTAAAAAGGCAAAACTAAAAGATGATTGGGAAACTTACAGAAAAGATGGTGAGATGGTACGGACTAAAAATAGACTGATGCCCAAGTTGTGTTCTTTCTGTGAATATAAAAAACATTGTTGGGAAGATGCTAGATTTGAAAACAAGATTACGTCAAAAGCAAAATCACCACCTCAAGTCTGGTATACTCGATACGTACAAAGGAGTTTATAATGCCTTTAATATATACAGATGATTATGATATAGAGTTTATAACTATAAACCCACACATGGGATTTTTGTATGTTGAGTCGCACAAAGAATTAGGTGGGGGTAGAGGAATAGCTATTTTAAGAGGACACCTTAAAGGTATACCTGTAACGTTGCGAGAAAATTATGCTGATAAAGGTCATTTAAAAGCAGAGACACAGGCAAGAGATAAGACTCTATTACTTAAACAATTTAAAAATATTCAAAACAAACTATGGGGTCAAACTGTTATATGCCTACCGATTACACCATTTCAAAGAGAGTTAGAGAATTTAGAAAAACACTCCCCAGAAGTGGCAAAGATGCTATCAAAAAGAATGGAATACATAAGGGAGACTTTTTCGTAATGCCAGTATACAGATCACAATTTGAGAAAATATTAGCCGTCAAGATGGCACAAGAAGGTGGCAAGTTTAAATACGAAACAATTAGACTACCATATGTTCCTAAAGTTAGGCACTACACTCCAGACTTCTACATACCAGAGACAGACATATACATAGAAGCAAAAGGCAGGTTAACACGAGAAGATAGATCTAAGATGATTTTGATAAAACAACAACATCCAGAGTGTGATATTCGATTTGTTTTTGGAAATGCAAAGAATAAACTTTACAAGAACAGTAATACCACATACGGTGATTGGTGTAACAGACATGGATTTGAATGGGCAGAAAAAGCTGTACCAAGAGAGTGGTTAAAAAATGAGTGATGAAGAAAAAGAACGGCAAGTAGAAAAACTAACTTTACTACCTGATAGATATTATATTATATTAAACAAAGTGGATGAAGACTCATTTACACTTACTGCATATGATACCACAGGAGTACACGATGATAAAAATCCATGTTCAGCTGCAATAGCTCAAGAAGGAATACTAGAGATGGTAGATATAGATTTAAATATGATTTTAAAGATGGGCTTAGTTCGTATTAAAAACAGAGAACTTGTACCAATGGAAGATAACGTAATAAAAGTAGACTTTGGAAGAAAACAATGAGTAAAAAAATTATGGTAAATAGAGAACTAACAGATGATATGGTCAACCAACCACCACACTACAACCAAGATAAAGTAGAGTGTATTGATGCTATAGAGTCAGCAACGAATAGTGGATTTGAATACTACCTACAGGGTGTAATTATTAAATATCTATGGAGATACAGATACAAAGGTAAACCTGTAGAAGATTTGCGTAAAGCAGAATGGTACTTACAAAAACTAATAAAATTAAAAACAAGAGAGGATACAACATGAAGAGCCTACCCACAGCCTACCAAAATTTTATACACAAATCACGATATGCACGTTGGAATGAGAAAGATAAAAGACGTGAAGATTGGGATGAAACAGTAGACAGATACTTGGGCTACATGGCAAAGCATGTTAACGAAGAACACAACTTTGATATAGATGGTCACAACATAGGGTTGTATGATGCACTTAGAAAACATATATTAGAGTTACAGGTAATGCCATCTATGCGAGCAATGATGACTTCCGGGGATGCGTTGGCAAGAGATAACATCTGTGGATACAACTGTAGTTATATTCCTGTTGATCATCCTAGAGCATTTGATGAGTGTATGTACATACTTATGTGTGGGACAGGAGTAGGGTTTTCTGTAGAACGAGAGAACGTAGACAAGCTTCCTACGATTGCTGAGAACTTTCATCAAAGTGATACAATCATAAATGTTGCAGATAGTCGAATGGGGTGGGCAAAAGCCTACAAAGAATTAGTCGCATTACTATATTCTGGTCAGATACCCACTTGGGATATAAGTCTTGTTAGACCTGCAGGAGCAAAGCTAAAGGTTATGGGTGGCAGGGCATCAGGACCAGAACCTCTTGTCGAGTTATTTGATTTTACAATTAGCACTTTTAAAAAAGCTAGTGGCCGCAAACTATATCCAATAGAATGTCACGATATTATGTGCAAGGTTGGGCAAGTAGTTGTAGTTGGTGGTGTTAGAAGATCTGCATTGATCAGTCTATCTAATCTTGGTGACGACCAGATGCGACACGCTAAGTCTGGAACATGGTGGGAAACACAAGGTCAACGTGCGTTGGCAAACAACAGTGTATCCTACAAGAATAAACCAGAGATGGGTACGTTCATGCGTGAATGGGTATCACTGTATGAATCTAAGTCTGGTGAGCGTGGCATGTTTAATCGTGAAGCATCAGACAAGCAAGTTGCAAAAAACGAAAGAAGAGAAACAGGACATGCGTGGGGTACTAACCCATGCTCTGAGATAATACTTAGACCTTATCAGTTTTGTAACTTGTCAGAAGTAATAGTCCGTAGTGATGATACACTACAAGACTTAAAACGAAAAGTTCGTATGGCTACAATCTTAGGAACATTTCAATCAACATTAACTAACTTTAAATATTTGAGGAAGATATGGAAACAGAACACAGAGGAAGAAAGATTATTAGGAGTATCCTTAACTGGTATCATGGATCATCCAGTTTTATCAAAAACCACAGACTCTACCAGATGGTTAAAAGAAATGAAAGACGAAGCAGTCCTTACAAATCAAGAGTATGCAAAACTACTGGGTATCCCTCAGAGTGCAGCGATAACTTGTGTCAAGCCCTCAGGTACTGTGTCGCAATTGACTAACTCTGCCAGTGGCATACATGCAAGACACAGCCCATATTA